TTGTGCACATATGCCCATACAGCAAACTTGTGACTTGGGTAGTTTTCAGACGGGATAGCACTAGTGTCTACTCTATCGTCTTTTAGGACGTTAGTAAAACTATTACCTACCCGTAGTGTGTATAAATAAATCTCATCTAGGTACTTGTCTTCCTCTGCCCCAGTAGCTATGGTTGACATGAAGACTTGGTCCCCATCTTTAAACCATAACTCTCGACCCGGTGCATTACTGGAAGATACAGGCTTCCTAGAGTCATCTATTTTCTTTTGTATTTTTGCAATTCCACTCATTGCTTTTCTCCTATTTAAAATATTGTTGTATTTCTCATCACCTTGTCCAAAACATCTTTATTACGAATCTCTTGAACATCTTTGTATTTTTTCGGTAACCTTAAATATGATATCAGAAACCGCCCGTCCATGTCAAATGTAGCTTTAGAAATGCCTTTGGCTCCTGCTGTGTCATTATCTAATGATAACACAACCTCTGATGGATTCAAAGAACTAATCAATTCTAATTGTTTTTTTGAGACTGATGCACCTAATATGGCTACGCTTGGGTAACCATTTTGATTCAACCACATACAGTCTAAGGCTCCTTCAACTATAAACAGTTTACTAAAGTCTTGTATCTTGTCTACACCAAACAATACTTGGGATTTCTTAAATCCCTTGGAAAACATGTATTTTGGTATGGCTTTCTGCCTTCTGTATATCCATCCTACATAATCTTTCTTTTGGTTCCGTACTGGAATCATAAAATCAGAAAACTTATTTATCCTACACCCCCAGCTTTCCACTAAGCTAGGTAAGAATCCTCTGTCATAAATCCAATGACTAGATGGGACTTTGTTTTGGTCTTCTGGTTCTACGTATATATTTTCAGGTTCCTCTTCGTGGTATTCATCTAAGAATGAAAGGTCTAAATCTAGTTCCTCTATTTCAAACTCGGCATTTATATCTGCCCATGATTTACCTGAATACTTCTGTAAAAAAGATTTCAAGCTCCCTTGTCCACATCCGGCAAAACAAATCCATAAACCTTTATCTATATTTATGGCACAAGATTTTCTTCTGTCCTCATGGAAAGGACAATTTAGTAGAACCTCTTCTTCATGTTCTACATCTATGCCATAACGTAGTAGTGCTGAATACCAATCTACCACTAGCTACGCTTCTTTGTTTTTGTTAGGAATATAACTACTTTGTTCTCAAAGCCATTTTCGTCCACAACTCTACGTCTTCTAATGTCACCTACTGTGATATTAGTTACAGGTTTACCAGCACCTTTGCTTCTCCCTGTTGTAACTATAATGTCTTCTTCGCTATCTCCTGTAATCCATGATAAAATTCCCATTTTATTCCTCCTTAATATTCATCATCGTTCCAATCCCAATCTGAGATTTCTTCAATTGTACCATTGTCTACACCCCACTGCATCGCCAGACTGTCTTGTGCTAACTCACCATCTCGATATTTTTGGAACTGAACTAGTCGCTTATCATCGTGGTGTTCGACCTTAGCTAACGCTATTGCTACGTCTGCTGACCGTATCAAGGCATCCCCAAAAGCTACTTGTGCAGCTGATGGAGGTACGTACACATTTTCAGCGTCTCTATTCGCTTGTGTTGATACCATAATTGGTGTGTTTGTTGATATGGCTAAATTCTTCAAGCCATAGAATATACCGTGTGATTGCTCCCACGCTGCTTTATCAGTGTCTTTTGTAGTCAGTAAATAGACTCCATCTATTACAACAAACTTTGGGTGGTGTTTTCTAATAAGACTTGCTATTGATTCTAATGAAATTCCTGTCTGCCCGGCAATACCGTCACAAATCAATAAAGATTGCTTATTCGACTCTTTCAAAAATTTTATGTACGAATCAACGTCAATATCGTCCCCATGTCTTATAGCTCTATGAGAAAAATTATACCCCATCATTTTTGCTAAGGTTACATCAAGTCTCATTGCTATCTGGGTATTAGGCATTTCTGTAGATATTAGTAAAGTTTTATACCCATTGTGTACGGCTGTAGCTGCTGAATGTACACATAACCATGTTTTACCTATTGTAGGTCTAGCAAACGCCGCTATTAACTCTCCGGGTTGCCACCCAATACCAGCTTGATTTATAAATTTAAAGCTTGTAGGGACACCCATAAGACCCTCACCCATCTTACGCCTTCTAGTCCGCTCTTTCCATTCAGCCAATCTATCAGTTTCTCCATCATCATAGGTCTCTATATCCTCATCATAAATTAGGTCTACATCTGATAAGCCACTCATAATGTTAGATAGGGCTTGTTTAGGGTTCTCTTTTACTAATTCCCTCTGCTGCTGTACCGTAGAAACAACAGCTCTTTGTAAAACTTGATTTTTAAATATATCTAAGGCGTACTCTAATGATTGTGTTTTTGCCGATGGGTTTAGGGTTGGGAAGTTCTCTAGTAGTATCTCTTCAGTCGGAAACATGTCATACTTATCTAAATATTCTCCTATAAACTTAAACGCATCCCCGTGTTTTGCAAAATCATTAGAATGATAAGTAAAGTTTTTTAGCTTATCATAATCGGTAATCCCAAATATAATCGCTGATTCTATAAATTCATAACTCGGTGCGGACATTTATATTCCTTTTCTACTATATAAAACTCTATTATTTTCACTGTGTATATAATAGTTTATATCATTAGCAGGAATTTTGTCAATAAAGTCCTTAGCCTCATCAAATAAATTAAACTCAGCTTCTAACCAAAAATCTGAGCTTTTTTCCGCTAATACTCTAAAAGTGGTTACAGGGGTTTTTACCCTATGTTTTTTCTGTATTAGCCTTCCGCTACGTCTGGTCCTTCTCGGCATTTGTGTCCTTCAATTCATGTAATTTATCTCGTAAAGATTGTCTGACTTTATAGGCAGACTCTCCTAAATCTTCTGTAATTTCTTCCATTGTCAAACCCTCTAATTTTAATTCTAAAAAAAGTTTTTCTTTATCTGATAATCCCTGAGCATGTATCCATATATCAGCTTCAACTTCTTCAGTATAGTTCTTTGGTTCGACCATTGCCTCTGCTATTTCTTTAGGAATGGCATTATTACCCTCAAAAGTCACATCTATGCTTCTAGCAATAGGTTTTCGTTGGGCTTTAGTAATTAAAGTTCTTATTGTATTCACTAAAGATGTGTGTAGATATGTATGAAAGATTGCCCCTTTAGAATCATCATAGGCACGTGCAGCCTTTACTAAAGCTATTCTAAGCTCTTGAGCTAAGTCTTCTTTATCTAGCCCCACTACGTAAGAATTTGAAGACATTTTTTGGATTTTAGGCTCCCATTGGGCTACCAGTTCATTATTAATTTCCATACTTAAATACTAACAAATTTTTATAAAAATACAATTATTTAGATAAGGCTTTTTCAGAACTAGCTTTCTTAAAACAAGACATACTACAGTAAATATTATCTCTATAGCGTTTCCTATAAAAAGGCACCCTACAAAACCCACATTCTATTTTAATATTATAGTATGAAAACCGACATTTACCTTTATGAATTTTGCTATTACCAACTAGGATTGGTTCATTACACTCTAAACAATAGTTTACTTTACGTTTTTTTACTCGCAAAGTTGGCATATTGTTCTTTTTTAGAACTTTATAAATATATTGTCTACTAAACCCAAAAGCTTCCCCTATTTCTTGTAGAGTATCAAATGGGTTATCTTGACGATGTTGAATGATTTTAGAAATCGTCAACTGACGCTTGGCTTTTTTCGTAGTTTTTGACAATTGCACTTATCTCATTTTTCCAGTGTGTTGATAAATAATCTGCATCTATTGTAGATGATATAGGACCTATTTCCCAACCACCTTTTATATGATTAGATGCGGCAACAACTCTAGCCCATTGAGCTTCTGTAAATGTTATTGTTATTGTAGTATCCGCCATTAGTTATTCTCCTTTAGTTTTTCTATTTCTTCTTTTAGTTTTTTTATTTCCATTAGTAATAATAA